ATCGTTAAGATTGAGTCCTCTTGTATCAAAACCTGTAAAGTTAGCAGACCATCTACTTCCAGAAACCTCAAATGCTTTTTTATCTCTTTTTTGAAATGGCGGATTATATTTTTTAAATTGAAACAATACGTAGTCACTTTGTTCACCAATGGTTTGACCAGAGGGATACCTCAGAATCTTATCAGATGTGAACTTTTCTGTAGGAAATTCGGTAGGATTCTCTGGCATGAAATAACCTGAGATGTCTTTCTCATAGGCGCTTTCATATCCTTGTTCTTTTGCTTTTTCCTCTTGCTTCTTTTTTACAAATTCGTCTACACCATCTATTCCTAGAATGTAGTCAAGACTTCTTTGTAACCAATTTTTTGCCATTTTACTTGCTCATTTCCTTGGATTGTGGTGTTCCATATCCCTTCACTAGTCTTTGACCTCGGATTTTATCGTAGAAATTCTCATCAGTATCTTCCCATACTTCAGATTTATCTATTGGAAATACCATGCCGTTGACATTTTTTACAAAATCTTCTGTTGGTAGTAGGATAGCGGTATCCCATTCATCAGCAGCTAGATCTAGATATAAACCATCTACATGTGGACTTAGGTATTTATGAAAACATCTCTTAGGAATGTCAATTCTTCCTTGCATTAATTTCTTTGTAGCAATAATTCTCTTCTTGGGAGACAAGTAGTGCAAGTTAGCACCCCAAAACTCACTCTTTCCTGATGCTTTAATTACATATACCAATGGAAATCTATCATAATAAGGCAACCATTTCATCTTTGCCTTATACTCAAACATATAAAGATGTCCTGCTACTGTGTATCTACGTAGTTCATTTGCATCTTGTTCTTCAGCAGCACCAACTCTATCACTTTTCTCATTTAATATGTACTTACTAAAGTTTTTCTTGTAACCACTAGCTTCTGACTTTACTGCATTTCGATACCAAGCTAGTGATTTCTTCTCTCCATTTGTTTTTGCGGATATTTTCTCAAAAAGTGTTTTATATCCTGGTTCTTTATTAACTTTGTTGCGCTGTATAGCGGCGAATCCTGTTGCCATTGTTTCATACTCCTAAATGATCCTCGGTTAGTATTAAGAAGTTCATCTGCCTGTCTTCACAATACTCACGAGCAGCAGACCATTTAGTTTGGTTCTTTGCGTATGTTAATGCAGCATTACGATAAGAGGCAGTTCGTTTATTCTTTTCATTCGGTGGTTGTGTTTGTTTCTTGGGTTTTACTTCAATAATATATTTTGTAATATTACCAGACTTCTCACGAACCTTGATATAAAAGTCTGGATAGTATCTTCTCACCTTACCATCAGGAGCTCTGTATGGTATGATAATTTCTTCACTCCCCCACTGTAATATTGAAGGGTTATTGTCACAGAACACCATGAACTTTCGTTCCCATAGCGACCTGTAAACAATATTTGTCGGGTTGCCACGGTACTTTGTAGGGTTTTTAGGTTTAAAATACCCAGAGTACGCCATAAATATAAATGATCCAACATAGGTATTTAGCGTGGCAGCGGGAATTACTTCATTTTTATCTCAGGTCAGTCGTAACGGCGGATTTTCTTTTAGTAATAATTTTCTCGTGGAATTTAAAGACGGGATAGGAGCTATGTTTCCTCAAGGTCTCACAGAAATTTTTTGTGATGAAGCACAGCTACCTAACTCAAACACCGCAACTGGAACACAAGTTGGATTAGTTACTGGTCTTGGTTCTGTAGATTATCCACATACTAGAGTATTTACAGAATATTCCCTTACATTCATGTTAGATGCCAATTTGAGTATATTGAAGAGTTTGAACAATTGGTATTATGCTATTATTGGAGGTCCTGATAACAATAATATTCTAGAATCAGGAAAAAAATTAAGTCCCAACAGAGTGATGAGAGTCAATTACAAAGATAATTATTGTGCAGACGTTCATATCACTAAAACTGAATCTGGAAAAACTTCACCTACTGAAAGAAAACCTATTACATATGTCATGGAAAAATCATGGCCATATCAAATTGATGCTATCCCATTGCAATATGGATCTTCTCAGATAACAAGAGTAACCGCTCAATTCAAATATGAGAGACATTATACTATAACAAGAAATGTCAGAAATGCTGCCCAAGCTACTAAAGGTGAATTTTCAGAGGGGAAATTGTTTGGTTATGAAACTGTCGCTGCTCTTACAGACGCACAAAAATTAGAGAAACTTAAGCAAGACGTGAAATTTTTTGGCAATAAAAATCTTGCAAGAAGAATGGTTGATACTTTCCCTATGGGTGAGTAAATTCAAAATTGACTTTTCAATTCCATAAAAGCGGGAAAATTTTTTCCGCTATTTTTTGTCTGAAAAAGTCGCTAAATATAAATATGACCTTGGAGTTAATATAATGGCATTGCCACAAGTTGTTCTCCCGACTTATGAGTTGGAAATTCCTTCTAATGGGAAGAAACTAAAATATCGACCTTTCGTAGTAAAAGAAGAAAAGGTGCTTCTAATAGCTTTAGAAACACAAAATGAAAAAGAAATTGAAAAAGCTGTAAAGTCTCTCTTAAAGAACTGTATTCAGTCGAGAGTGAAACTCGAAGATTTAGCAATGTTTGATTTGGAATACATTTTCCTTCAAATTCGTGCTGTGTCTGTTGGTGAAATTGTGCAAATGAGTGTAACTTGCAGAGATGATGAAAAAACGCAAGTTAAGTATAATTTGAATCTGACTGAGGTTGAGGTCAATAAACCAGAGGGACATGACCCCAAAATCATGCTAAATGATGAACTTGGTGTTATTATGAAGTATCCTGCTTGGAGTGAATTTATCAGTGGATCTATTATGGGTCAAACTCCATCTACAGACGGTATCGTTGAAATTATCGCTGGATGTATTGATCAAATCTTTGATGGTGAGGATGTATACGACAACTCTACTACCACTAAAAAGGAATTTGTTGAATTTGTAGAGACATTGACTAATACTCAATTTGAAAGTATTCAAAAATTCTTTGAGACTACTCCTAGATTGGAGCATAAATTTACGGTCACAAATCCCAATACAGGTAAAGAATCCGAGTTTCTAATCAATGGACTGACTAATTTTTTCGGATAGCCCTCTTCCATAATACGCTAGAGGGATACTACAAAACTAACTTTGCTTTGATGCAGCACCATAAATACTCTTTGACTGAGATTGAAAATATGATGCCATGGGAAAGACAAGTATATACTAGTCTTCTAATGCAACATCTAGATAATGTCAAAAAAGCACAAGAAGCAGCTAATAAAGGATAATGGCACACGGATTTCTATCATACGAAGATAGCAGAGGGGTTTCTGGAATTGAGAAAGCTCTTGAGGATTATCTTGAGAAGAAATTTAAACAACTAAGAAACCATGTAACAAACAAACTTCTTAATACAGAACAAAAAACAGAACAAAAAATTGATCAAGTTTCTGTAAAAGTAGAAGAAGCTAAGCAACTGCCTGCGGGTCAAACACCACTTTTAACAGGTAATGATCAGAGACAGCTAGCATCAACACCACTGCAAAAAATGCTTAGTGGAACAGCTTTACAAAGATCATTACCTGCAGGAGCAGGAGCAATAAATCCAGAAGTTGTTGGTGGTGGACTAGGTAGAGCTGGATTTAATGGAAAACCACTAAGATCAGAAGGATTTGTTTCTGATAGAATTGTAGACATTGGTTCTACAGATCTTGGTTATGAACGAGATATTGGCGGTGACGATATGTTCGTCAAACGCATTGAATCTGCAAGTGTCGGAGAAAGTGGAGAGGTAGTACAGGCAATTGATAGATTGACCATGGTTACCATGAGTCTAGTTGCTGCTACACAACAACAAACACAAGCTCAACAACTGATTGCTCAACAACAGCAACAAGAAGCAGATAAATTAGGAAGAAAATCAATAGCAGCTTCAGAGGAATTTGCTATAGAACAGGGTGGAGACCTCTCTAGTAACATCGCTTACCAAGCTCTTGCATCACAAGGTATGGGTATGATGGGTCGTGGCGGCGGCATGGGCGGAGTCGGTGGTGGTTTGATGGGTTTGGGTGCTGGTATTGGTGGTAAAGCAGCTGCATCTAGATTAGGCAGATCTGTGATGAAGAGAGGTGGCGCTAGAGCTGGGAGAAGACTTGGTATTGCCTTAGGCGGTAGGTTTGGCAAAGGTCTTGGGAAAACTTTAGGAAAGAAATTAGGTGGAAAAGCAGTTGGTAAACTTGCTGGTGGAGCACTTGCAAAGAGTTTAGGTAAGAAGATTCCACTGTTGGGATTAGGACTAGGTTCTGTTTTTGCTGCTCAGAGAGCACTACAGGGAGATTTCGTAGGCGCTGGTTTAGAATTAGCTTCGGGTGCTGCATCTACTGTTCCTGGTATTGGAACTGGTGCTTCGGTTGGTATTGATGCCGCTTTGATGGCAAAAGATATGACAGGAATGGCAGATGGTGGATTTTTAACAGAACCAACAAATGTTATTGCAGGTGAGGCAGGTGCAGAAGGATTTTTCCCACTAGAAGGAGCTAGAGGTAAGAGAACATTCAGAATGTTTGGTGAAGGTATGCTTGATGCACAGAAAAAAAATAAAGCTTTATTTGGTAGATTGCAAGCGGAGGGTTTATCACAATATTATGATAGAGATGGTGGTTGGGATGGATTCTTTAAAGGATTAAAAGAAATTCTTGGTGCTATTAAGATACCTGGAATTGGTAAGCTTTTTGACTTTGGTGATCAAGATAATGACAACGATAATGACAACGATAATAAGACCAGCGTTAGTGGAGAGAAAGGAGATCCAAACATAGAACTTGGTAGTGCTGAGGAGGCAAGAATCGCAGCTGCTTTAGTAACTGAGGGTGCTGGTGGAACTGCTTCTACTGATATTCTGCAGGTTCTGGCAAATAGACTGGCATCTGGCAGATATCAAGACAGTTATACTGACATCCTTGCTGCATATAATCCAAAAACAGCAACAGGACAATTTGCTGGTGTATATGAGAACTATGGTCACGGTGCAGAAAATCATCAAAGAGCTCTTAGAGATTTCAGGAATATTAAAACTATTGAAGATGCTGCAAAGTGGGCGAGAGTCGATCCAAAGGTAATCAGGCAAAGAATTGCTGATATGAGAAATGATGAATTGAGAAGGAATTCAGCAGAACATGTTGGTGGAGCACTAGAGTTTAGAGCACAACCTGAATACTACAAAGAACATGGACTAGTTCCAGGTGAAATGGGAGCAGATGGTAGATTCTATGGATCATCTTGGAGAGGTGGTACAGGGGACAACCAATATTTGACAACTAAAGGCAAAGATCCAATGATTGATGCTGCAGCACAGGTTCTTTATGAAGGACTAACACCTGCACCTGAAACAGAGACTGAAACAGATACTGGAACACCACCTCCAAAAGATCTCTCAAAGGAAGGGTCTAGAGGAATCATGAGAAATTTTGGTGCAAGAACTGGACAGAGAATATACTTTATGCATGACGGTGAATTACATAATGCATTCAAACTTAAGGGTACTGGGTTTGATTTATATAAAGGTAAAATGAGAGTAGAGACAAAAGATGGTGAAAATGATGATGTAGTTGATTCATTTTTGAAACATGTAACGAAAGGGGATGAGGACTTACAAAGTTCTATACAATCAGGTTCAAATACTAATGCTGATCAAATAAATCAAGGTTCTGAGG